ACTGGCACAAGGTATGAAGACATTTGCAGAATTTATGCTAGAATGTTCTCTAGTTAAGGAGAGTAGTCTAAGCCGCATAAAAAGTAAATCTGATAAGGGAGGCATGGCTGTCCTCTCTGGAACTCGTACTGGTAAATCTTCCAAGGAAAATAAAGCAAGAAATAAACAATTAGATAAAGACATTCGTGGTCGTGGTCTTCCTGGTCCTACGAAAACGAAAGGTAAATGGGAAGGAGGAAGTGAACGCAGTCATGTTGTTTCTTCTGGAAAGAAAGGTAAGAGAAAGTTCAAGAAAGAAATTAAAAAGTTAGGTAAGAAGTATGATCAGGATGCAGTTATTGTACAAACTAAAAAGAATGCTACACTAAGTGCAACCAGAAAAGGTGGATTAGGTAAGAAGAAGAGAGTGGGTATAGGCAAATTTAAACCCCAAGGTAAATCACCAGAGGGTGTAACACAAATCAAAGGAAAAACATTTACTTATGAAAAATAAATCTTACGACGACTCTAACTGGAGAGAGGAGTACAAAAGTTACACAACCAACAAGAGATACCTAGAATTACTTGAGAACGGACCTCATAGTTTATCTCAAGCATGGTTATTAGGTGCGTTGCATAATGAATGGAAAAAGATAAAAGGTTATGCAGACGATTATCCAGAGGAGAATACAGGACAACTTCAATCGTCATTTAAAGATTGGAATGCTGGACTCGAATAAATATCCTTATAAGGATTAAAATTGTGTTATGTCTTCAGTAAAACAGATAACAGAGGAATCATTCTACAGAAAAAGATTGGCTGCTGTTGATCCAATATGGGAAGAGTATTACCTCGGTGTTGCTAAGAAGTTAGTGAAGGAAGGGTATGAGAGTCCTCGTTTGTTAGATAATATTATAGAAGCATTACCTCGTGAGTTAGATCCTGAGTTTTACTCTGTAATGTGTATGGTTAATCCTCGTTTACATGAGAACTCACATCTTGCTGAGAAGAAATCTGCGAAAGCAATAGTTAAACATCTTGCTGCTACTGGATTCTTTGAGGGAGCAAAGTATGGTTTATATAAAGGATCTGGTAAGGCAGGTGGTGCCATGAAAGATTACCTTGATAAGAAAGCAGAGAAATTAAAGAAAGAAAAAGAAAAGCAAAAACCTGAGTACAAGAACAACCCTGCATTTGGTGATGCATCACATCATTCTAATAAAAAAACTAGAACTGAAGCAAAGAGATGGTGGGATGATGATGGAGATGGAAAAGGATATGAGAAGGGTGAGGTAGATGGATCATTTAAAAAAGGTAAGAAGAAAATAAAAGAAGAGAAGAAAGCAGCAAAGGATTATGATGGAGACGGTAAAGTAGAATCAGGTAAGGCAGAATACTTTGGTTCTAGAGACAAGGCAATCAAAAAGGCAATGGGTAAGAAGGTCAAGCATGATTGTTCATCTAAAGTAAAACATGAAGAGTATGGTATAGGTGATTGCATCAAGGAAATGCATACACTTGATGAGCATGGTAACATCTCACATTACGATGTGCTGTTTACTAACAAAGTTGTCAAGAATGTTCCTGTTGAAGACTTAGAAGTTCTTGTTAGTGAAATGCATGAGCATTATATTAATGATGAAAAGAATAAGGAAGTAGTAGAAGGTAGCATGAAGCAAGCAAGAAAGAATGTTGGTGCATCTACTTGTTGGGATGGTTACAAAGCAAAAGGAACTAAGAAAAAAGGTGGTAAGGTAGTTCCTAACTGTGTAAAAGAAGAGGACATTGAGGAAGGTAAGGATGGTCTATGGGATAACATCCATCAGAAAAGAAAAAGAATGAAGAGTGGATCTGGCGAGAAGAAAGCAAAACCAGGTGACAAGGACTATCCAAAGACCTTGAATGTTGAGAATGAAGTTCTTAGTACAGTTAAGAGTGTAGTAAGAGAGGGTATTGCTAACTCATATGCTTTGGATATTCCCATAGAGATAGTTGATTTTCTAGAGCAAAGAAACATACCTTTAGAGGTTGCTGAGAAACTATCAGAGGAACAAATTGATTACATTTTCGACTTATACATAGAGGAAGAGAAGCAACCAAAAAATTGCGGTTGTGGACAGAATCCTTGTGTGACATATGGTAAGCAAATTGAAAAATGCGACGGAAACTCTGTGGCAAAAGTATAAGGACGCTCTATTTGAGACATTCCCTGACTTAGTAGTAAAAGAAACATGGGCTGATTGGGAATCAAAAGATGCTACTTTACATGCTGATATTCGTGTAGGTAAGCACTTCCTAAAAGCAAGAGAAGCACAAATAAACGATCCAAGATCTGACATATACAACACTATTCTTTATCCTAAGACTGGTGCAGATCTCCCCTGTTTTGGTATGGATCTCATGAAGTTTAGCGAGAAGAAAGTTATAATAGTATTCGACTTCCAACATCCAAGAGAGAATTATCTATACTCTGTAGATAGTTTACCAAAAGACGATGGTAAGTATAGATTCTTTGAGATGGGTAATCATTTTTCAGAAAATATATTTGTAAGATACTGTAAACCTGACGAGGTGAATGATTATTTACCTATGTTTAAGACATATCTTATATGGTATAAACATATCATAGATGAGGCGAATCCTACTGGACTAGATACAACAGTATATAAAGACTTTGATACTTACATGACTAAACTAGATCCTGTTAGAGGATATCTTACAGCAAAGTTTGGTAAAGATAAGTCAGAATCTTTTGTTGATAATTTTTTATTCAGTTACAAATGACCTATGACAATCCCTGGTACTACAAAGATACAGCTTTCACTTCTGACGATATTGGCGATTTCTTCGGTTTCGTCTACCGTATTACAAATCTCCAGTCGGGTAAACAATACATCGGAAGAAAATATTTCTGGCAGAAACGAAAGCCTAGAGGTGGCGGTAGGAAAGTTACATCTGAAAGTGACTGGAAAAAATACTATGGGAGCTGTCCTGAGCTTACTGCAGATAGAAAACTACTTGGAGACTCCTCCTTCAAGAGAGAAATCATTTCTCTCCACAAAACAAGTGGATGGGTAAATTATGAGGAGACCAAGCAACTCTTTCTAAACAATGTATTAGAAGAAAAATTTGAAAATAACGAACCAATGTATTATAATAGTAATATACTAGGTCGATATATGAGAAAGAATTATGGCTGAATTTAAAGACGATACTCTTTACGGTTCTTCTGATACTCACATGTACATGATGGAATGGGAGAGAGATTATATGGAAACTTGTATCAATTTACTAGAACCAGCAGGTGATGTATTAGAAATTGGTTTTGGATATGGTTATTCTGCTACACAGATTCAACAATTTGATATCAAATCTCATACTATTCTTGAACCAGATGAAGGTGTATATAAAAAAGCATTAGAGTGGGCAAAAAATTATCCTAAAGCAAAAATAATTAAACAGGCATGGCCGTGTACAGATAACCTTGACAAGTATGATTGTTTCTTTCATGATCCTTACATTGAGGATGCTAATGAGGAGTTATTAAAATATAATTGTACTAACATATACTTTTTAATTAAATGTATAAAGGAATTAGCAAAAAAAGATTCTAAATTTTCATTCTTCTGCTCTGTTAATGGAGAGAATAATGATGTAGGACAATATTTTGATCGTCTTCAACACACAATTGTTACTGAGTGTCCAGACGCTGAATATAAAATCTCTGTATATCAATACGACAGTACAAATGTACCAGAACATTGTAATTATACAAGGGAGGGGTGGTTGTATACTCCGTTGATTCAAGTTCAGCAATGATAGAATATCTTTTTCCTACTCCTTTCTATAAAAATAATATTCCCTGCCCTAAAAAAGAATGGGATGGTATGATGGATGTCTGTGAAAGATTTTATAATAAAAATATACAAGAGATCAATGATTGTGGAAATTTTACAGGTGATCAAGACATACCAGAGTTCTTTTTGTTACATACCACAGAACAATTCTATTGGTTAAACTATCATATGGGTCAGGCAGTTAAAGAATATTTAAAAGAGATTACTGATGATGAAGACTATTCTGTTTTCTTCCAGAAATCATGGCCGAATGTAACTAGATTAGAGGATGGTGGTAATCCAAATCATTACCATAAAGGATCTCATTTTAGTGGAGTATATTATCTTAGAACTGATGGAAGTGGAGGAACTTTAAATCTTCAAAGTGGTAATGAGATGGATATGTTACCATTAAATTTAAAACCACACCTAGGAATATTTCAATTCAATCCTGTAGATGGTGATCTAATTGTATTTCCATCTAGTGTAATGCATAATGTTAGAGGTTTTTCTGGATCACATTATAGAGCATCTATAGTGTATGATATATTCATTACATCTTCAGAGACAGTTGATGATCGTTATGAAAACATTGTTACATCACCACATTTATGGGTAAGAGTATGATTGCTAAAGTATACGACAACTTATTTTCTCCTGCATTTGTAGCAACTACAGACGAGATGGTGTTTAATCTACCTGTTTCATGTACCAATGAAGCAAATGGTAAACGCTATCCTGATGGTGGAGGTGGCACTCATAGATTATTTGGTGAAAATTTATTTGAAAGAACTAGTGTTAATACAATTACAAACTGGTCACCTAAAGCACCTGTGTTTTTTAATATGCTGCAACATATTGAAGAGGTAACAGATACAACATATTATTTGTCAAGGATAGATCTAAATTTACAGCATTCTTTTTGTGATGGTAGTGCCCATGTTGATGGTGATATCAGTAATTCAACCATTATGTACTTCTCAAATTGCCAATGGGAAAAAGAGTGGGGTGGTCAGTTCCAAATACTTGATGGACAACATGGTAATGTTATAGAAGAGCATGAGTATGTGCCTGGCAGAGTTGTTATTTTTCCATCTAATTATTGGCATAGAGGTCTAGGACCTAGGCATCCATATGTGTATAGATACAGTATAGTATGGAGAGTAACTGCAGTTGACAGCATTGATTTATGATAGATTATAATTATACTACGGATCTTAAACCATCCATTGCAACAGTTCCTAAATTTTTATCAGCAGAAGACTTTCGTTATGTTACAGAGTTTGCTAAAAAAGCACCTTATATATGGGGTGAGAGTGACGGACCTGGCAAATTTAAACCAACAGGAATGATCTACGATATCATGGATGAAATGATTGGAGTTGGTGAGTTAGATAATGGAGAGATCGTACCTGAGGCCGAAAGAAATATATCAATAAGTGATAAGGATCAGTATATAATTGATATGATTGATAGTAATATATGTTCTAAGTTTCCAGAGATGGAAGATTATGATTTGTATAGAGCATATATTAATTGCTTTGCTCCTAGAGAGATAGCAAATTTTCATCAAGACTGTGCAGATGGTTACGATGCTATAACTTTTATATTTTATGGTAACGAACTGTATACTGGTCTCAATGATGGTGGGGCAACTGAGTTTTATCTTGATGATAGAATTATTGCTATACCACCAGTACCAAATACCCTACTAAAATTTACTGCATGGGTTTATCATAGAGCAACTCCTCTTAAATCTGATCATCGTTTTACATATGCATTCAAATACTGTAGAAAGGATTATTAAAGATGATCGTTACTTCATAGAAGATAATTTATTTCTTCCTGAGGTTATAGATGAGTTGAGAGAGTTTGCATTGACTACAGATGTCAAGGATGATTCTTATAATGGATATCATTCTATAAACTTTACGAGAGATTCATTCCCACTTGATTTGTTAAAGGATATAGTTATCTCATTAAAATCAAAGTATAAATTTCTAGGAGAATTTTCTAGGGGTTGGGCATTTGTACATGACAATAATGCTAACGGAGTAACACCTCATGCAGATCCAGCAAGATATAATATTAATCTATGGGTTAGTCCTAATGATTCTGTTCAAGATCCAGAGAAGAATGGATTAATTCTTTATGATATTCAACCACCACCAAGTTGGACATGGGAAGAATACAATAATGATACAATAATGATAAGAAAATACCTAGAGTATACTAAATCTAAGAAGACTGTCATACCCTATGCATGCAACAGACTTTTAATTTTTAACTCTAAATATTTTCACGAAACCAATAAGGTTTCTATGATCGAGGGATCAGATAATAGAAGAGTAAACTACACATTTATGTTCGAGTGACTAAATTTTTTAAAGCATCTGATTTTGAATTTAATACTAACTGGGCAATCAATGTTGAACCTTGGAAGGACTCTAAGATCATGTTTGTTGATGATGTATATAAGTATCCAGATAAGGTATATTCATACTTGAGTTCTATTCAAGCAATCAGAACTCATAAATCTATTAGAGGGTCTAAGAATGGTATAGATTTTATGGATGGTCAGATGGCCATTGATAATAGATGGGATCAGAATAGAAAATTTCTTATTGAAATGCTTGCCGATGCTTATGGTGTTCCAGATATAGATCCAAATGCTGTTCCAAATACTACTAATACTTTTAGATTAATATCAGATTATCCTGGTGCTGGTAACTATTGGCATCCTCATGTAGATGGACAGTTAAATTTTATGATTTATCTGAATCGATCTCATCACATGAAGGCAGGTACCACCTTATATAATGCTGCTAATACAAAAGCAAAAGCATTTTTAAAGAATAAAGATACAGAGCATAGTAATCCTTGGAGAACATCCAAGCAATTTACTGAAGAGTTATGTATCTTGGATAGATTTAATCAAGGGGTTGTTTTTCCTGGTCAGTGGTTCCACGGTCAAACAATAACAGATAATTTTTTCAAAACCACTACAAGATTTACTGAAGTTACTTTTATTTGAGTCATGTTAAGAGTTAAATGCAAGAGATGTAATACTGAATTGATCAGTAGCAACAAGGTTCAAAGTTGTGG